AACAAGTTTGATGCTCAAACAGGCTCTTATATTATTTACACCTTGCTCACACAGGTGTTGCCTATGGGATTAGGTAATCAGATTGAAGGACTTCCGACCGAAGGCAATTTACCTGTGATGAGTAAAGAGAAATTTTTTGAGATTCAAAAAGATTGTTTATTGCACTGTGCCGAAATTCAAACAGTAGGTAATGTTGTTTCTCCGATGCCTGTGATGATGAAAGATGGTAGATGGGGTGTGCCTGATTTGGAATTTAATGCTCCATTGGTTATGGCTTTGACAATTCAGGTGTTGGGGTATAATGCACAAAGTTTTTTCGACGAAAACACATTGGAGATGTTCAAGGAAGGGATATCCCAATTGACTTCATCCAATGTGTAAATATCGATGTGTTTGCTTATGCTCCGGTGATGGCAGGAGATTGGCAACAGCATCAAGTTTGGGATGGGACATATTTATATGATGACCTTCTTGATTGGCATGAAATGAATATGGTCAAAAAAGAAAATGAAAGAAGGGTTTATGAGTATCAGCAACAGCAGAGGGAATTAAATGGCAGTCACTGATGTATTAAAAGAGTATTTGGTTAAAGTTGGCTTTGATGTAGATAATACTACTCAGAGGAAAGTTAACGATGCTCTTAAAGATATAAACACTTCTTTAAATACTCTATCACGAAATAAATCATTTAAAATTCTTGCAGGGACAGCAACATCGTTCGCATCAGTTCTGACTACAGTTGTTACTTCAACTGCTATGTTGATGAAGAAAACTGCTGATGCCGATATGGAGTATCAGAAGATTGCTTTGCGCATGCACATGACTACACAAGCCGCAAAGCAAATGACTATTGCGATGGAAGCTTTGGGGGCTACCTTTGAAGAGATAGCATGGAATCCTGAACTTCTTGCAAGATATCAAGAATTACATAAGTTGGTAGGACAAGCTGCAACTCCTGCCGATGCTAGTACCCAATTAAGATTGATTAGAGATGTAGGTTTTGAATTTACAAAACTTATGACCACCATGCGTGCGGCAACCGAGTGGATTACGTATCATCTCGCTAAAATGTTTGGTGGTGAGATAAAGAAGATACGAGATTGGTTAAGGAACATAAATAAATGGCTTTTAGAAAATTTACCAAAATGGACAGAAAAAATTGCTACCTTTTTGGGTAGGTTTATAAATATAGCTAAAGTGTTATGGGATGTTTTGAAAGGTATTTTTGGAGTCATTAAAGATACTACTGATGCTCTACCTAAAATAGCGACAGGTATTATGGCTGTGGGTGCGGCATTTGTATTTTTATCTATGCATCCAGCCCTGATGGCTCTACGCCCAATTATTCTTGGACTGATAGCTTTGTTCTTGCTTCTTGACGACTATGCTACATTTAAAAGGGCAAGAGATGCAGGAGAAGATTCTTGGACTATGTTCGCACCTCTGTGGGAAGTTATAGATGATATGCTTCCAAAATTAAATAAAAGTTTAGGGCAGTTGACCACAAATATCGGAAAACTTTTAAACCCAGGAGGACAAAATTTAGGATTTTGGACTATCTTTTCTTGGCTGATTGAAAAAATAGCAAAAGGATTTGCTTTGGTAATTTTTGGTCTACAAATGGTAGGTCATTTTATGGGGCATCTAACTAATCCTGAGATTATGGAAGCTGCTAAACCATACGATGAGAAAATAGCAGAGTTAAAAGAGAAGAGAAAACTAGCTACTACACATAAAGAAAGAAAAGCTATCGATAAAGAAATTTTACAGACAGCAAGAGAAAGAAATAAAAAAGTAGCAGAAGCCAGAAGTGAAAGTAGATGGAAATATATAGATTTGGCCTACCAAGATTTCAAAGTATTTAAAGATAAGTTTGGTTCAGATGAAGATTTAAAGAAGGCTAAAAAAGATTTGGAACGCCAACTGAAATTTGTTGAAGAGGCAATGAAATCTAATCACCCAGCACAAGCACCAGCACAAGCACCAGCACAAGCACCAGCACAAGCACCAGCACAAGCACCAGCACCAGGACCGACTTCTTTTTTAGGACAGCCGTCTACAGACACATATGTGGTTAACATAGAAAACTTGAATTTACCTGGGGTTAGCGACACAACTAACTTTCTGAAAAATATAGTAATGGTTGCACAAGAGCAAAGGGCGGTTTCGTAATGGCAGATATACCTTTAAGTCCAGACAGATTGCTTGAGATTGAAAAGAGCTTATCAAAAAGTGTTTCAAGAGGAGTAGAAATTCCTGCAGATAGACTTATTGACTATCACAAAAAGGTGTCTGAACAAAGAGAAAAAGTAAAAGCTGTTCCTTCTGAAAGACTCAGAGAGTTAGAGTCAAAGATGGTTGGAAAGACAAAAGAGATTCAACAGTCCTTGCCTATCGAAAGAGCTTCATCTTTATTATCTGTGTATGGGGCTTTGCGTCAGATGTTTGATATCCCGCCTTCTGATGTGATAGAAAACAGAATGAGGGTGATGAGTGATGCTTCTTCAAAGGCAGCAATCAGAGGTTATCGTCCTTCAGCTTGGGGTAGTTCAGGAGGTGTTGGTGACCCATCTATAACAATGGTTTATATTATGAATTCGATAGACAATATAAATTACTTCTTTGATGCTGTGTTAAAGACAGAGCACACAACTACAAGAACGATTACTAAACATCCAATCCAAACTGGAGCAGCTATCGCAGACCATTCATATCAGATGCCTGCCATAGTTACTCTTGAAATAGGAATGAGCGATGCGATGGATTCATATGCTATTGATTCGTTCCCCGATATAGGAAGCAGCAACCACGTTTATCCAAAAGAAGGTTCCAAATCTGTAAATGCTTATAGAACATTTGTTGACCTTCAGAAAAAAGGAATTCCGTTGACTGTCAATACAAGATTGAATAGATATGAGAATATGATTATCACTCAGATATCCACCACAGATGATAAAGATACGACATATTCATTGAAATGCACAATTGCATTTGAGCAGGTATTTATTGCAGATGTGGGTGTTACTGATAAAACAAGATTCCCCGCCATTGCTTCACCTCCGATTACTACTAATGTCCCTTCAAAAGGATATCAGGATAAGCTTGTTTCGTGGGAGGCGGAGAAAAAAGGTCATGGATTTAATGTTAAGGGTGGCAAAGGAGAGGAGCATGTTGTTAATGCGGGGGAAATTCCCGAGGAACGTTTAGGTAGCGATTCTTTTCAAAATAGTGCGGTAGGTGGTTTGCTTGAAGCGATGGGTAGATAAATTTCGGGGCTAGTTAGTTATTGCTACGTTGAGGATTTTAAATCATGGCTCTACAGGTTTTAGATTTTAGGAATATTGCAAATCAGAGAATCAACACAACCGTTGAGATTGATAATAAACTTGTGGAGCTTGAAATATATTTACGTTTTAATAGAATGGCGGGGTATTGGTTTGCCGACATAACAGACAAGAGTAAAAAAGAGGTTGTATTGGCTAGCATGCCAATACTTCCTTATCAAAACATGCTTGAACAGTATCAATATTTAAAGATAGGCTCAACAGCGGTTATAGGAATATCTAACTTGTCGTTTGATGATTTAACATATGAGAATTTCAGTTCAGACTTTAAATGGTATTGGGGTAACAGCATTTGATTGGTGAGAAGAAGAAATTATTTGACCGAGCATGGAAGATATCAGTTATTCCTAGGAGTAAGTGGTCAGACACAAACAAATACAGTGAAAATGATGCTATTGTAGTTTCTTCTTCTGATTATGGCGATGAGGCTTTGAGGTGCACATTTAATGTAACATCAGCGTTGGCAGCATATAGTTATGGTGACGTATCGGTTTATAATATGAATCATAAGACCATACAAATGCTTGCTAGTGAGGGCGGTAGGGTTGCTATTGAAGCCGGTTATAAAAATAACAGAGGATTGATATGGCAAGGATTTATTTGGCATGCTTATGATGTTAGAGAAAATGTTGTTGATAGGGTTTTTACTATGCACTGTGTTGATTCAATATCAGTTGTTCAGGCAAGTTTTGTATTTGCTACTTTATCAACACCAGTGAATTGTGGAGATAAGATAGAGTATATTACTCAGCAAATGAAACTGCCATGGAAGACTTCTAATTCTCTAAAAAGTGACACAGCAACTTTAACAAGAGGTTCAGTATTTTTTAGAGATGGTAGAAGCATAATAAAAGAAGAGGCACAGGTGAGGGGCTTGCAGGTAGGGACAAATCAAGATGGTGAAATGACAATGACAGATTTGATTCAAGATGTTTCGCCTGATAAAGATATTGTGGTTTCTCCAGATTCAGGACTGATAGGGACGCCTACGCAGATACCTAAAGGCATTTCATTTCAGACATTGCTTGACCCTAGGATTAGGTTCAAGATACCTGCAATAAGGGTAAATATAAGGCATGGAGAAATTAAATCAATGCCGGTTATGTATGGTCAGCACATGCAGTTGCTTGAACCGTCAGGGACTTATAAAGTGGTTTACGTAAATCATACAGGCGATACAAGAGGAAATACATGGCATACTAATGTTCAGGGCGTTGTTAATCCTGACATGATAGCGGGTATAGGTGGGGCAGGAGCAAAACCTACTGCAAATTTGAGGTAGAGATGTCAAACATAGCTGTTCAGACTTTAATAGGTAACCAATCAGACTTGTATGATATGCTCATACATAAAATCAAGTTTGAGATTCGTTGCTGTGCTCCCGGGATTATCAAATCGTTTAATTCAGAGAAGCAAACAGTTACGGTTCAGCTTGTTACAAAAGAGAAGATTGTTATTGATGGAAATTTAGAATCGAAGAAAATTCCATTGCTTGTTGATGTGCCTATATTCATGCCTCGTGCCGGTGATTTTGTAATAACGATGCCGATTAGAGAAAATGATGAGTGCCTTGTTTGTTTTGCAGATACTTGTATAGATGACTGGTTTCAGAGAGGCGGAGAGGAAAACGAACAATTGTCAGGACGAAGGCATGATTTGTCTGATGCATTTGCGTTGTGCGGGGTTTGGAATCAGACAAGAGTGATAACTAATTATTCTACAGATTCTGTTGTTATCAGGAACGAGACAAACCAGGATTCAATAGAATTGAAAAATGGCGAAATAAATATAAACAGCTTCAGCACAGTGAATGTTAATGCGAATAGTCAGATAAATATTGATTCGTCAGGGATAATGAATGTTAAAAGCACAGGCGTTATGGATATAGAATCTGAGTCCCTGATGAATATAAGTAGCACAGGCGTTATGGCTATTAGTTCTGACGCAATTATTGATGTTGATTCAAAGGCTACTCTGAATCTGAATTCTACAGGAGCGGTAAATGTAACCGGCTCAACTGTAACAGTAACCGGAGGGCGGGTTAATTTGGGAAGTCCTGATGGTAATGGGATTGCAAGGATAGGCGATAATGTTGTTGTGGGTGGAGCTACTGGGACAATCACAGGCGGCAGTTCAAAGGTGTTTGCAGGATGAGATACAGAAAACTAGGTGCAAATAATGAGCCTTATATGGGGCGAGGAAAGCAAGATTATATTTCTGATGCCGAAGCTGTTGGTCAAGCTGTTATCACAAGGTTGAAGTTATTTCGTGGTGAGTGGTGGGACGATGAAACTATCGGGATACCTTTGTGGCAGACGATGCTTGGAATAGTAGGAACAAAGAAGGCTTCGATTGACAGAATTCTGCAAGACACAATTCTTGCTACTCAAGGGGTGCGTAGAATTATTGAAATGGATTCAAGGTTTAATCATGAAACAAGAGGTTATGATTTTTATTGTGCGATAGACACAATATATGGAACAACGGTGATAACCAATCAAGGAGAAATACAAAGATGAGTTACTTTCCACCTTATATTGACATGAGTGGGCTTAATATTCCTTCATTTCATGATATTAGAGAGGATTTGATAGAAGGGTATAAATTGATTTATGGACAAGACTGTTATCTTGAGCCTGATAGTGCTGACTATCAATGGATTAGTATTGTTGCCCTTCGTATATATGATGCCTTGCAATCTGTCCAGTTGACTTACAACAATCGAGGTCCGATGACTGCGATAGGTTCAGGGCTTGACCAGATTGTTAAAATGAACGGTATAAGACGGATTGCAGAAACTTATTCTAATTGTGAAGTTTACCTTACAGGGAAAGTGGACACGATAATAAATAATGGGATTGTAGCTGATAACACAGGGAACAGGTGGCGATTACCTAACATCGTTCAGTTAGTGCCAAAGGCTGGAGAACCGGAAGTTGGAGAATTATATGTAACGGCTATATGTGAAAAGCCAGGGGTCATATCAGCTTTGCCCGGAGACATTTCTACAATAGTGACTCCGACAGCGGGTTGGCTAGGCGTTGAAAATAAAACAGCGGCTATCGAAGGAAGAGGAAGAGAAACAGATGCGGAATTGAGGTTCAGACAATCGTTGAGTGTGTCCCGTCCATCGATGACCTTGCTTACAGGCACACAATCTGCAATTGCTGCCATGGATTCTGTGACAAGATATAATGTTCTGGAAAATCCTACAAACGATTATGACCATCATGGTAACCCGCCTCATTCAATTACCTGTGTTGTTGAAGGTGGTAAAGATGAAGATGTGGCTCAAGTGATATGGGAGAATAGAGGAATTGGAGTTTATACTAATGGTGATGTCAGAGTTGATGTTGTAGACCCATTTACTGGAGTAATAACTTCAATAGGATTTTTCAGACCTATTTATGCAGATATTTATGCCACTCTAACAGTAGAGGGGTATGCAGATGAAGGCTACACGACAGCGACATCGGAAGCAATCAAGCAGGCGGTTGTTGATTATCTTAACAGTCTGCAAATTGGGGCTGATGTAACGATTAGTGCTCTTTACGCAGCAGCAATGTCAGTAACAGAAAACCTGAAGCGTCCGAAATTCTCAATCTGGTCAATAACAATTTCAAAAGTGCCTTCGCCGCAAGACCACTATGATTTGATTATTCTGTTTAATGAGGTTGCTAGGTCTGTGTTAGCTAATATTGAGATAGTGATGGTATGAGGAGGATAGTAATTATGTTAATTCCTAAAATATGGATAGATATGGAAGTTAAGAATTCAAATGGAGAAATTATACAGAAAACTTCTGAAGA